CAAGTAGAAGAAATAGTAAAATGTCATAACGAATTATTACAAACAGTAATTCCTAGGGATTTCTATGCAATACTAATGAGCATGGAAGAAATGTTCCAAGACCCGGACAAAGCAATTCATATCTATAATAAGAATAGACAATTATATGACAAGTTTGGAGGTAGTACAAGAGACTTAGTAAACAATGAAGTATTTAATCAATTTTTCGAATAATAAAAAAAAGTAAACAATGGAAAAGAAACAATTAACAGGGTTTATCGATAAATATCATTTAGCAGGAAATGCAAATTCTGTTAGGTTAGATGTTAAAGATAAACAACTAAAATGTAATTTTATTACAGATGACCAAAACGTAGTAGGATCAGTATCAATGGATAATTTTGATGTTGAAGATGTGACATTAGGAGTATATGCAACATCTCAATTAACAAAATTATTAACTGCATTAGATAATGATATTAAGATGCGAATCAATAATGCAGATGGAACCGCATATTCAATTAACTTATCAGATAAAACAACAAATGTAACATTTATGTTAGCTGATTTATCTGTGATTAGACAAGTTCCAGCAATGAAACAATTACCTGATTTTAATGTTAAGATCAAATTGACAAAAGATTTTGCAGACAAATTTGTTAAGTCAAAAAATGCATTACCAGAAACAGAAAACTTTGCAATTGAAAGTGATGCAATGGGAACCAATATGATATTAAATTATTCAACTTTGAATACAAATAGAATTACTTGGCCTACTACTCCAGAAGGAGAACAAGTAGATCTTAAAGCAACATGTTTTTCGGCTAATCTATTTAAAGAAATATTAGTTGCAAATAAAGAAGCTGAAACTGGTTTTATTGAAGTATCAAGTGCAGGACTAGCAAGAGTATCATTTACAGGTAAAGATTATTCATCTACTTATTACCTAGTACAATTACAAGCTAATTAATATGTTTGGAAATCAAGAAAATACATTATGGGTAGAAAAGTTCCGTCCAGGTACTCTAGATGGATATGTAGGTAACGAAGCAGTTATTAGCAAAGTTCAGTTATATATTAAGAGTGGAGATGTTCCTCATTTATTATTTTATGGTGGAGCAGGAACAGGTAAAACTACATTAGCAAAAATTATTGCAAATAATGTAGATGCAGATATTATGTATATAAATGCATCTGATGAAAATAATGTTGATACAGTTCGTACTAAGATTAAAAACTATGCTAGTACAATTGGCTTTAAAAAATGGAAGATTGTTATATTAGATGAAGCAGATTATATGACTCCTAATGGACAAGCTGCATTGAGAAATTTAATGGAGACATTTAGTAAGACAACAAGATTTATATTGACATGTAATTATGTTGAAAAGATTATAGATCCAATACAATCTAGATGTCAGGTATTTGGTATTACGCCTCCTAATAAAAAAGAGGTTGCAAAAAGAATTGTTGAAATTTTAAAAGATGAAGAAGTAACATTTGAAATGACAGATCTTGCAACTCTAATCAATAGTGGATATCCTGATATTAGAAGAGTCTTAAATTCAGCGCAACGACAAGTTATTGATGGTAAGTTAGAAATAGATAAACAAAGTTTAGTACAAGCAAATTATATGACTAAACTTTTAGAAATCTTAAAAAATGAAAATGATAAGAAATCTTGCTTTCAGAATATAAGACAATTAATAAATGATAGTAAAGTTAAAGATTTTACAGCATTATATAAGTTTTTATTTGATGAAATAGATGATTATGGAACAGGTCATATAGCAAGTATCATTTTAATATTAGCAGAATCACAATATCAAGATGCATTTGCAGTTGATAAAGAAATACATATAATGGCTACTATGGTCAAACTAATTAATGAAATTAAATAAAAGAAAAATATTATGAGTAAAGTAATAGATATGGGTGGTAATCCACCTAAAACAGAAATGAAAATAGATGCATCTGATTTAGATGATATCATTTGTGAAGAATGTGGAGGTAAAATATTTAGACAAGCTTCTATGTTTAAAAGATTATCTGCATTAGTATCACCAACTGGTAAACAACAAATAGTCCCAATTCCAGTTTTTAGATGTGATGATTGTGGGCATATTAATAGTGAATTTTTACCTAAATCTCAAAAGAAATAAATTATGGCAAAGAAATTAAATTTTGGCGGAAGCGCAAGAACAGAACTCTTAAGAGGAGTTGAACAGTTAGCAAATGCAGTATCAGCAACATTAGGACCTAAAGGTCGTACTGTAGTATTACAAAACAAATTTGGTACACCAATCATAACAAAAGATGGTGTTACTGTAGCAAAAGAAATCGAATTAGAAGATCCAGTTGAAAATGCCGGAGCTCAAATGGTTAAAGAAGCTGCATCTAAAACTAATGATATGGCAGGTGATGGAACAACTACGGCTACAGTATTAGCACATGCTATCTTAAAAGAAGGATATAAGAAAATAGCTAATGGAGCAAACCCAATTGAATTGAAAAGAGGAATTGATACTACAGTTATTAATGTTGTAGAATATCTTAACAACAATGCAAAGCCTATTTCTGGTAATGATGAAATTGCGCAGGTTGCAACTGTATCAGCTAATAATGATGCATCAATTGGAGGAATTATTGCAGAAGCAATGGATAAAGTAGGCCAAAATGGAGTAATTACTGTTGAAGAAGGAAAGACGGCAGATACAATATTAGAAGTAGTTGAAGGTATGCAATTTGATAGAGGATACCTATCTCCATATTTTGTTACAGATAGTAATAAAATGGAAGCAGTTATGACTGATGTATTGATCTTAATTATTGATAAACGAATTTCAAACATGAAAGAGTTATTACCAATACTTGAACAAACAATGCAGGCAGGAAAAGATGTATTAATTATTGCAGAAGAAGTTGAAGGAGAAGCTTTATCAACTCTTGTTGTAAATAAAATTAGAGGTAGCCTAAAAGTTACAGCAGTAAAGGCTCCAGGATTTGGAGATAAGAAGAAAGATATGCTAGAAGATATTGCTATACTAACAGGAGGTACTGTTATATCAGAAACAGCTGGATATAAATTAGAGGAGGCTACTTTAGAGTTATTAGGTACAGCCGAAAAAATAGTAGTAGATAAAGATAATACAACTATTGTTAATGGCTCTGGAACAAAGGAGTCAATTGAAGCTCGAATTGAAACAATTAAAAATCAAATTGAAAAGTCTAGTTCTGAATATGAAAAAGAAAAATTACAAGAAAGACTAGCTAAATTAGCTGGAGGTGTTGCTGTAATTAAAATAGGAGCTGGATCTGAGATTGAAATGAAGGAGAAGAAGGATAGAGTTGATGATGCACTTAACGCAACTAAAGCAGCCGTTGAAGAAGGTATTATCCCAGGAGGAGGAACAATGTTGAGAAGATATAAAGCAAATGATGTTTTCTTCGAAAATGAAGATCAGCGATTAGGTGCAGCAATTATTGAAGAAGCTTGTAAATCTCCATTTAATACTATTATGGAAAATGCAGGACTTAATGCTGATGTTATTTGGAACGAAGTTGAAATGACTGGTGAACATGATGGTATTGGATATAATGCAAGAACAGGTGAAGTTGTTGATATGTTTAAATCAGGTATTATTGACCCAGTTAAAGTAACAAGAATTGCAATAGAAAAAGCAGCATCAGTAGCTGGTACAATGTTAACGACAGAATGTGTTGTTACAGATATTCCAAAAGAAGAACCAGTACAACCACAAATGCCAATGATGTAATATGAAAAAGCCAGCTACTATATTCGATCATATCAATTATTTAACTCATAAGAAAAAGCCATGGGAAGATTTATCTGAAGCAGATCAAAAATCATTTAGTCCATATATAATTAATAGGTGGTTATCTATGCATATGGACATAACAGAAATAGTAGATGTATTTCAGCAATATACAATTGGACCTCTGAGTAAAAAACATGTATACCAATTATACTATGATATTTTACCAGAGGCCAATGTTAGAGCAAAGTATATCAAAGGTAAAAAGGCCGATAAGTATAATAAAGACCTTGTAACGTTCGTAAAAGATCATTATGAGACCAGTAAACGAGAAGCAGAAGGTATGATTGATATATTGATATTAACTAATAAAGGATTACAATCTTTAGTAGATGCAATGAAGATATATGGTAAAACAGAAAAAGAAATAAAAAAATTACTAAAATGATGCAGTACGACTTATTAGTAGTTGATGATTTCTTTTCAGAAAAAGATTGTGATTTTTGGATGTATCAATGGAGGAAACACGAAACGGAGCATCAAAATACAGGTCTAGAATCCAGTCTTGAAATATTACATTTGAAATCCCATCTTGAATTATTACCATATAGAAAAGAACTAATAGCTAAATT